ATGACCTAGAGCTATGATAATTTATTTTAATAAAGATACAGGCCACATTGAGGGAGCGACAAATGGGAGGCTTCATGGGAAAGAGCATCTAAATATGTGGATTGGAGATCCTGAAAAGACAGATCGCATCATTATTGAGTGGAAAAAGGTCATAAATGTTGAAGGGCAAGGAGACTATCAGATGTTTGAACCTGATCATGAGCAAGCGGAGCTTCTAAAAGAGATCGAGAAATATCCTCCAAAGATTCATGAGTATAAAATAGATCTTGAGACAAAAAAACTCATCAAAAATGGATAAGGTTGACATTGCAGAAAAAGAAATCCAAGCTGTTTTGCACAAGCATGGCCTCAAATTTAGCTATAAGTTCTCTTTTGCCAAATATAGAATTCTGCCTGACTCAGTGAAGCTTGCAATGAATGTGTTACATGAACATGGCCTCTCAGTTATTTTTATTCTCAAAGAAAAAGAAGAGAAACAAGAGAAATAGTTGCCTTCGTGTAGTTTTATTGGGTAAGCTTAATTCATGGACACATTTGTTGAGATAATTGAAGCAGTTCAAGACGACAACACTATTGGAGATGAAAGTTCTCTCTTTCCGCTTGCTACAGTAAAAAGAGCTATAAATCGCGCTTATATCAATAAAGTCTCGCCTCTTTTTAGATGGCCTCAAACTGAGGATGCAAAAGTAACTGATTCAATTGCAAATCTTGAGTATTACGACTATCCTGACTGGTGGAGGCCAAATTCCATCTGGAAGCTTGTTGTCAATGGTGTTGACTATGAAGAGCCACTTGCTTTCAAGGACTATGAATATGAAAAAGAACACGATTTTCCTTCCAGAAAAGAAAAGATTTGGTCAAATAAAGCTCTCAGATATTTCATCACTCCAACGCCAACTGCAGACGGAGATGATAATATAGAGATACATGGACAGAGAATTCCTGCAAAGCTTGTGGATGATGGGGACTGCACAATCTTTTCATATAACATGCCGGAACTCAATGAGGCCATAGCTCTTGAAGCAAAGGCCATATTGAAAGCAAAAGGAGAAGAACTAGATCCATCTCAATTTGCAAGTGCAGAAGCAAAACAAATATGTATTACAGCATGGGGAAAATTGAGACAAGAAGTAGCAAAATACGAAAAGACTCTCCCACAGTTTAATGTTCCAAATTTCTTTGGGAGAAATCCAAGAGGAGAAAGGATAGGTAATTTTTAGAATATGGCACAAGTAGTATCAGACGGAAAAGTCAAACTAGATAGCGGACAAATAGTGAGCGCTGCTCAAGGTGGTTGGTATGATGGCCAACAGTATTGGGCAGGGACTCTTTCTGCTCCGGGACAAATCAACTCTCAGTCAAATCAACAGGGAGCAGGCCAATATGTGTCAAAAGAGGTTGTTCAACAGACAAATCCAAATAATTGGGATTATCTTCAACAACAACAGCAAAAATACAACGCTCCAGCTCCATCGCCAAGCACTCATTTCAAGGCTGATTCATTTGGATCATCTCCATCTGGTTCTGGTGTTGGATTTTCAGCTCCTGCTCCAATAGATCTTCCGGGACTATACAACACGCTTTCTTCAAATGCAGGGATCTCTGATCTTGAGCAGAAAATGGCTGACAAAGCTGATGCTTATGCAAAAGCACAAAGCAAAATCAATGACAATCCTTATCTATCAGAAGCTTCAAGAGTTGGAAGAGTTCAAAAGCTTTCGATTGACTACAACAACGACATTAAAAATGATCAAGACCTTCTTGCTATGAAAAAGGCTGATATTGAAATGCAGCTTAATCTTCAATCAAAACAATTTGAAATCAACTCGCAGGTTGCCAGAGATGCTCTGGAGCGCTTCAATGTTCTTCTGCAAAGTGGAGCTTTGGACAACGCATCGGGAGAAGATATTGCAAATATCACGCGGTCAACAGGTCTTTCATCTCAGGCTATTATGTCAGCAGTTTCAGCGAATAAGAAGAAAAATCAGCAAACATCTGTTATCTCCTACGATGATGGAACAAATCAAGGATTTGCTGTTGTTGACACTCAAACTGGAGAAATCATCTCAAAACAAGTTGTTGCATCTTCGAAACCATCTGCAAGTGGTAGCGGAAGCACTGCAAAGGCTGGAAGCACAGAAGCTCTTTCTTATGCATTATCAGAGATGACTCCAAAAGTTATTTCAAGACTCAATTCCTATGGAGACATTTCTCCTGCTGATTGGAACTCAGCTCTTTCTGCATGGCTCGCTGCAGGATTCAAGAAAAATGATTTCATTGACAACTTTGGCCAATATGCTGACACGAACAGAGGAGATTTCTCAAGCGCTTATGGATTCTCAAAACCTAAATAATTATGGCTTATTTCGACTCATTATTTGCAAGTTCTTCAGCAAAGACTTCCTCTCCCTCAGTCAGTAGTGGAGGAGGATATTTCAGTGATCTCAAATTCAGTGAACCAAAGAAGAAGACAACTTCGAATATCTCTCCAATAGTCTCCACATCAAAGAAAATGACAATTGGAGGACTTACATTTGACACAAAACCTGCCCAATCATCATCAGCACAGCTAGTCAATATATATAAGGCTCTTACTACTCCAAGAAAGCCAACAAACCTCGATACAAGTGCAGGACTGCATTTTGACTTCAAACCTGAGCAAAAGAAGCTCAATGATCAACAATTATCACAGGCAAAAGCAATCACTCTTCCAAATGGCCAAACTCTTCAGCCTTCTGTCATCAGATCAGCAACAAAAGAGGAGATTGAAGCTTCAAAACCAAAGAAGAACATTTTTTCTCTTGCTAGAAAGTTTATTGATTCTCTTTTTGGAATCTCTCCTGAAGAAAGAGCAAGACTCGATCTGAATGATGAAATTGCCACATCTCAAAATGCTTATTTTTTGAAAAAGAATTTCCCTGAGTTGAGCGAGCCATTTTCTCTCTCTGATCTTACAAAGCCGGGAGGAAATCCGTTCCGGGAGTCTCCTGCAGAGCAGGTTGGAAGAGAGGCGATGAAAGAGCTTGGGATTTATACTCAGCCAACAAATAAGGGATTCACAGACATAATGTTTGCACTCTCTCTTCCTGTTTCTTTGGGTGCTGGAGCTGCTGGATTAGCTCCGGGTATTTTGAGCCAGCTTCTAGCTCTTGGAAAGTTTACTGCAGTAACTGTCGCATTTGACGCTGCAATGGAAAAATTGACTGGAAAACATAGTCTTTCAGAGCTTCTTCCAGAGAATACTCCTATGCCAATTCAGATTGCGACTGATGGACTCCAATTTCTAGGGGAAGCAGTTCTTTCTCATGGAATAAAGCCCGGAAAACTCCTTGATGCTTTTACAAAAGAAACAATAAATAAGTATAAGTTGCCAGAAAAAGTGTCCCTAGATTCAAAAGCTGTCAATGATATTGTGAACAATGGAAAAATGACAACCTCAGAGCAAAAAAGAGCCTTCAAGGATCTTGGACTCACTGACAAACAAATTGAGACTGCATTAAAAAATGGTGTCGAGATCCAGCTTCCTTCTCAAAATGTTGTGAAAGTTGTTGATAGACCTTATTGGGCAGATATAAAGAAATCATTCAGAGTTGAGCCAATAACAGGAGAAAAGGTTGCTCCTACTGCAAAAATCAATGTCAGGCCTACGACTTCAACAGAAGTTCCATTTGCGAATGTTGAGACTGCAGGAAGAAATATCACAGTATATAGAGGAGCAAAAAGTTCAGCCATTGACACAACAAGAGAGAATGGAATCACTGGAGGAGTTTCCTTCTCTACAGATCGCGCAGTTGCTCAAAGATTTGCAACAAGAGAAGGTGGAACAGTTTCGAGATATACAATTGATCCAAATGCCAAGATAATAAATCACTCTTCGCTGGAAAAACTGAATGCAAAAGATGTTCCTCAGTTTCTAAAAGATAACAAAATTGATGTTGTTAGATTCGATCTTCCAAAGGGAGCAAAAGGAGAAGCAGAACTCAGAGTCATCAATGACAAGGTGTTGAGAACCACTCCTGCGCCTCCCAAGCCAAAACCAGTTGCAGAAGGCAAAACTCCTTCAAAGATTGCAAAATCTATTGAAAGAAAGGCAATTGAAGAAGAACTCACAAAAGGATTTGAAAATCTCGCAGGATATGACAAAATCACAATCAAAGATCAGGCAGCCAGAGCTGCGAGAGTCCTCAAAGATATTGAGCGCACAAGAAGAATCATTCGAGGAGAAGAGCCACTTCCTGAAGGCCTCCGAGGGACTGCTCTTATTGCAGCCACAGAAGCAAGAATCAAAGCAACAGGCGATGGAAAACTTGCTTATGAATTGGCAAATTCTCCACTGGTTTCAAGGACATCTCTTGCTGCTCAGGAACTTCGCCTCGCTGCAGAAAGAGTTCCTGATTCACTGACTGTTAGAATGCGCGAGCTGAAAGATCTCAGAGAGGCAAGCATCAAGAAAAGGACTGGAAAGTCAGTGGATGAATCTGTGAAATTAGAAGTAAAGAAAATCAAGGCTGAAACGCAGAAAAAGAATCCAACAAAACAAGATTGGAGTTCTTTTATAAAATCTATAGAATGTTAATATGGCAGCTTTTTGTTTAATACCAAAACAGGTTCAGAAGTTTTTGACAGGCCTCAAGGAAGGCTCTATCAATCCTGAGAAAATGGCAAATATGTCCTCTGCAGACAGAAGGGCTTATCTTGAGACTTTTGTTGGAAAAGACAACGCCAAGGGAGTGAATGCACTATTTGAAAGCAAGCTTCTTTTGAAAAATAAACAACAAGGGTATATTTCATGGGCAAAAAAAGTTGGTGGAATTTCTCCAAAAGAAAGAAGAGACATGATCTCTCGTATTGAAAACATGCAAAAAGTCCTCGATCCAAAAGAGGAAGAACAATTTCTTGCAGATCTCGCATCACAGAGATTGCGTGTAAACATTACACAAGAAGAGGCAGGAGTTCTCGCAAATCTTTCTAAAAGAGCGCAGGATTTGAGGCAAAAAGCTACTCCTGAAGGAAAGTTTCCATCAAACTCTGAAAGATTAGAATATGGAGCAGCTCAGGTGCAACTTGAAAACTTCTTCAATCAATTGAAACTCGACACAACCAGTCTCAGATTTTCTGAAGGAAGAGCAAAATATCTTGCTAATGCAGTAAAAGAAATTCCCGGAACATTGAAGTCTCTTGTTGCTTCTCTTGATAACTCATTTTGGGGAAGACAGGGAATAAAAACCCTATACACTCATCCAAGAATCTGGACAAAAAATTTCATTAAGTCATGGGGAGATCTAGCGAGACAAGCAACTGCCAAAGGAAAGTGGTATAAGGCAGGGGATGATGCTGTTATGGATTCAATAAAAGCAGACATCTATTCAAGACCAAATGCATTGAATGGGAAGTATAAAGCAGGAGGCTATGGACTCAATGTATTAAATGAGGAAGCTTATCCATCATCACTACCTGAGAAAATCCCTTTTCTTGGAAGACTCTTCAAAGCTTCAGAAAGTGCTTACAATGGTGCAGCTCTACGACTCAGAGCTGATCTTGCAGATCTACTTATTGCCAAAGCGGAAAGAATGGGAGTCAATACCCTAAGTCCTGAAGAAGCTGGAGGAATGGGAAGCCTTGTTTCATCGCTTACTGGAAGAGGAAACATCCCAATGACTCCATCACAAGCAAAATCAACAAATGTGCTTTTCTTCTCTATTAAGTTTTTGAAGTCAAACATTGATATTTTGACAGCACATCAATTCGATTCAAAAGCAAATGCATTTGTGAAGCGCGAGGCTGCACTCAATCTTTTGAAGATAGTTTCAACAACAGCAACGATCCTGACTGTTGCAAAATTGCTCGATCCTGAAAGTGTTGACGAAGATCCAAGAAGCACAAACTTTGGAAAAGTGAAGGTGTTTGGCCACTGGACTGATATCACAGGAGGGCTTGCTGGATTGACTACTCTAGCAGCAAGGACAATCGTTCCAACAATGCATGATGGAGAATTGGGACTTTGGAAGAAGTCAGGCACTGGAAAATATACAAACCTGATTGCTGGAGAATATGGCCAACAGGATGCATTTGACCTCATAGTGGATGGTCTTTTCTCGAATAAGCTCTCTCCTGCAGCCGGACTCTTCCGAGATATTTGGAGAGGGCAGGACTTCAGTGGTCAGCCAGTGAATCCAATCAGTGCATCTCAGAATCTCTTGACTCCTCTTTCTATTCAAAACTTTCAAGATCTTTTGAAAGATCCAGCATCGTCATTTCCTCTTGGATCTATGATTCTTGAAGGAATTGGATTTTCAACAAGCACAACTCCTGCGCCTAACAAAGATACAAAACTTATTCCAGAAAATACAAAAGTCAACAATGATGATTTCATCGCAATGACAATGTTATATGCCAACGCCATCGGAACAGATCCAGAAACAGCTTTCAATCGCATTTTTACAGGTCAAACCATTCGAAAGATAGACAATGGAGCAATTATTGTTGAAAGGATGCCTGTTGAAGAATCTCAGGCTGAGAAGACCAAGAGAAATGCTAACAATCCACAAGTGAAGCTCGATCATACAATCCCTCTTCAGCTCGGAGGCTCAAATGCTTCAAGCAATCTGAAAATCGTTACAAATGCAGAATGGAAGAAATACACTCCTGTTGAAAATGCTCTTGGAAGGGCGCTCAAAGCCGGGAAAATAAGCAAAAAGGAGGCTCAAAATTTGATTGTCAGGTTCAAGCGAGGAGATATTGATGCAGATGATATTTTGGACAAATATAAATAATGGATATAGTAAATGATGCCTTACAGGTTATATTGAGTGAAGGAGGTTTGGGAGCAATAATCGTTCTTTTGATAGGCGCAGTTGTTTTTTTGTATAGGGAAAATAAACAATTAAATAGAGAGTATCTTGAATTTGCGAAAGATTCTAGCAAAGTTTTAACAGAACCCTTGCAGAAACTACAAGGCACATCTGACAGAATAGCTGAAAGGATGGAGGGCATGAATCAATTGCTTATTAAATTGATTAAATAAATTATGAACATTATGGAGGTTTTGAGAAAAGTGTTTAATACTAGGCCAAATACTGAAGAGCTTGCAGCTTGCAAGAGGGCTTTGGACAGCCAGAGCAAAGAGACACTAAGTTCTTTGAGAAAAGTTGATCGAGCATTGAAAAGAAACAAAGATATAACTTATGATATAGGTAGAGCGATGGGAGCAGTTAGATGATAAATTTATTTATACAGTATGCAGCAGAGGCATCTCTTCTTTTGAGATTTGCTGCTCTTATTATTTCGGCTTTTTTTGTTATTCCATTGATGATTCAACAATCGAAAGTTCAAAATGGCTTGAGAAAGTTGAGGTATTTGTTGCTTATTCTTGGAGCGATTATTTTTATAATCAACCTAGTAACATTGATCTATCTATGTCAAATCATAATAGATGACATCCCTCAAAGACTTCTAAACTCGACTCTCCAAATTATGAATGCAGTTGGGCATCTGGTAATTGCTTTGATTACATATATGATGTATCACTCACAATACAGCAAAGAAGAGGTGAAATTCCATTCAGATATGATGAAGTTAGCTTCAAAAACAACCAGCAAGTTGACAAATGGTAGTAAAAAAAACTAAATTGTATATATGCCAAAATTTATTTGCTTACAAGCAGGACATCAGAATGCAAAGAACAACTGCGATTCCAAATTAGCAAAGGGGACAGGCGCTCCCGGAGAAGCAGAATTCACAGTTAGAATCAGAGATCGCGTGAAAGATATTCTTCTCTCAAAAAAGAATCCTGATGGATCTCCAGCATTTCAAGTTCAATTGGTTGATGCAACATTCAACTGCGATCCTAAATCGGATGACAATGACTATGCTCTGTTTTTGGCCATTCATTACGATGCTGATATCTATGGCAAAGGAGGAGGATTTCTTGATTTTCCAGAACCTTCAACAGATGGATCAACAAAAGAGTCTCAAAGAATAGTCTCTGAAATGGAGAAAGAATACTTCAATCACTCAGGCATTGAAAATGTTCCCGGAAGGAGAAATGCAAACACAAAGTTCTATTATATGTGGAAGTTTTTGTCATTCAAAACTCCCTGTGCAATTATCGAATGTGGAGTTGGAAAGGATGAACATGACTCAGTGATCCTTGCTGACACAAATCGTGTCTCAAATGCTATTGTGAGAGGAATCTGCAGGGCATTCAATGTTCCTTTTGACACGCCATCTTCGAGTCCTTCCCCATCAGTGTCGCCATCTCCATCAATAAGCCCAAGTCCATCAGTTTCTCCGAGTCCTTCAGAATGGGATTCTTCAAGCAACTCATCATCAAATAGTGCATCGAATTCTTTTTCGCCAAGTCCTTCAGAAGAAATTCCATCAAACCCTGAAGACAAATTGGAAGAGATTGAAGAGGTCATCAATAGTCCTTGGAGTTGGTTTCCGTTTTTTCCAAATTATTGGAGAAATAAGAAAAAACAAATAGAAGAAATTCTATATGGATAAAACCTATTCACAGCTTGAGAAAGAAATCGCTGATGCAAAAAAGCGAGAAAAAATTCTTAAAGAGAGAGTTAGCAAATGGAGAGGAGAAGCGCTAGAGGCCAAACGCATGCTGAAAAGCTTGATAATCCAATATGAACGGATAGTCAAAGATTGGAAGAAAATGTATGAGTCAGTCATTGAGAATGGTTGGAAAATTCTTGCAATAAAAATTATGAATAAAATTCAATCTATAAAAGAAGGGAGGCGAAAATAGATGGTAGATTTAGAAACAGCAACACTGTCATTGCTAGTGGTTATCGGAACAGTCAATGTCATCAGTTTTTTCAATAAAGATATGGACTCAAGAATGAAGTTTGGAATTTCACTCGCAGTTGCTTTTGCAGTAAGTTTCATTCCTGTAGAACTTGGGAATATAATCTTGGAAAAATTAAAAGACGCGATCACTGTTGCTCTTGCAGCATCAGGAGGATATAAACTTTTTCAAAAAGCAGGCGGTCAATAAATTATCCACATTTTTTCCTGAAATTCGCTTTTTAGCTTTGAATAAAAACTATAAGCGGACTATATTCCTGTTTCTAAACTATTATGGGACATGAGAAATCTTCTTCCCAAAAAAGCATATCTGGATAGACTTGCCGGAACTGTTGTTCGAGCAAGAGGGAAATGCCAAAATCCAAAGTGTGTCTATCCAGTAACTTCATTCAATCCTCTCTGTTGGGCGCATATCATTCCAAGAGATGCTCTCCACTTGCGCTGGCTTCCTGAAAATGCTCTTTCTTTGTGCCTAACTTGTGAGAAATATCACACTAATCATCCGACAGAACAAAGGGCGCTCTTTATTTCTATAATAGGAGAAGATGCCTTTTGGGATCTCAAAAGAAGACAGAACAAGCAGGAATTTGTAGATTATGGAAAAATTGCCTATAATCTAAATCAAATTATTAAGAAGCAGAAATTGAAGGTTTCTTATTAGATGCAGGAAAGTCTGCCGGATAGACGAAGGCCTCATAAACCTTTTGTAGTGGGTTCGACTCCCACTCCTGCAACATGGGGATGAATTGATTCGATAGTGTTGCACATTGAAAAGCTTTGTTGTAGGTCGGCAACCTCAAATGCCAAAAAAATAAATGCAAGAGCAATCTTCGCATCTCTGTCCAACTTCCTCCGGGAAGTAAAGACAGCTTTTACGCTTCCTGTTGGATTTGCCATAGCGTAGAGGGAACAGCAGATCAGGAGCTATCCTTGAAATAGTTGGGCTTGCACTTGCTACAATTCTGGAAGTGCTGGAGAGGAGAAACAGCCTCAAAACTGCCTGTTAGTCTGCAGGATAGACAACATAAATGCTTTCAATCAATATACTAGACGCGAGTTCGCTGCTCGCCATCTCCACAAGGAGGATTTGAGCAATGGTGGCTCAGCAGTCTTGAAAACTGTCGCTGAAAGGCATGGTCGAGTTCGAATCTCCCATCCTCCGCATTGACAACCAACAGGCTGATAATATAAAATGTTTCTATGTCGGACAAGCCTCTTACTATTCAAGAATTCGCCAGAATGGGCGGAAAATCAACACTCAAAAAGCATGGAAAGGATCATTTCAAGAAGATCTCTCAAATGGGTGTAGAAGCCCGCAAAAAAAAGAAAGAAACTCCTGCTCAATCTGAGGAATAGCCTCAAAAATACCCCTTGACAACCAACAAGTTGGTATGATATGATTCTATCAACATGAGCAATGAAATAAAAAATAAAGTAACACTTCGAGAGAGAAAGAAAGCGCAACCAAACGCAGTCTATTTCCTCTCAGAAGCAGAGAGATCAACAATCAAAGCCAGTGTTGCAAAAGATCTTTCTGACTCTCAATTCAAAGTCTTCATATATACTTGCCAAGCTCTCGGATTGAACCCTCTATTAAATGAAATCGCTGCTGTTGTATATGGTGGCCAGATGTCAATTCAGGTCATGAGAGATGGTTTTCTTACCATTGCACATCGTTCTGGAAAATTTGCCGGGCTTGAAAGTGGAATTTATGAAACTGGAGACAAAAATCCTTATGGAAAAGAGATAAAAACAAAAACCTCATGGGCAAAAGCCTACAACAAAGAGTTCCTAGTTCCTGTTTATCAAGAGGCAGAGTTCGAAGAATACAATGCAAAAAGAAATCTTTGGATTACAAAGCCAAATACAATGATCAAGAAAGTTGCTGAATCAATGGCGCTTCGAAAAGCATTCAATATAAATGGAGTCTATGCTCCTGAAGAAATGGAGAGGGAAGTGCAAATTGTATCAACTCCAAAACCTCTTGAAGTGGCTGGAGGAGATAGGCCTGCAACAGAGGAGCAGATCGCAACACTCAAGAGCCTTGGCTTTGAAGGAGAAGTGTCATCAAAACAAGAAGCTGCAGAAAAAATCAGAGAATTAGCAGTCAAATAATATGAAAAGATACCAAGCAACAGTCAGCATCGCATTATCGGCCAAAAACAAAAAGGAGGCCAAGAGAATAATGAGAGAAATTGTTGAGTCAGGAACAGCAATGGGATCTGACGGAACAAAATTCGCAGTTGCAAAATTATACAAAGATCCTATTGTGGAGGAAATGGCATTTTAATATGAATAATCTACCTGAAGGAATATATAGTTGGGAGTTGGATAATCCAGAACATTTTTCTGCTTGTGATAACCAACAAGAAGGTTTAGAATGTATTTGTTTTGAAATAGAAATGGCAAAAAAAGAAGAAGATGCAGAGTCTCAAATGGAGACAGAAAGAGGAAACTAACATGAAAAAATTTTATATAACATTCGGAATGGCTCACAAAGACACAAAGGGAGACTCTCTTGCGTATTGCTACACGATAGTTGAAGCAAAGGATGAGGAAGAAGCTCGAAACAAAATGTTTGCGCATCCACTTGGTCATCAATGGGCTTCGATTTATGAGTCAGCTCAGGATGCTGGAGTTATTAAATGGAAGTTGAATTTTGTTCCATTTTCACAATTATGATAGATCCAAGCGAATTATCACAAATGAACCTAGAACAGCTTGTTGAAGCATACAATAATGCTGGAGAAGAAGAAGAGCAAATTGTTGCTGAAAGAGTTGCTATCCGGGAGGCGATTCTTCCCTTGATTCCTGATGATGGGACTGTTGTTGGCGAATACACTGTTTCAAAAGTAAAAAGAAAGAAGATGGCTCTTCCAACAAAAGCAAAGGAAAAGAGAGAGGCAATGGACAGATTGAGAGAGTTGGGACTTATTAAGACTGTGGAGCAGGTTGACATGAAAGCTGCAGAACAAATGCACGAAAAAGGTGTCAAGCTTCCATTTGAATTCAGTTACTCAATAAGCCCTATGATCAGGAGAATTCAACAGGAGGAAAAAGAATGATCACACTGTCCTATTCAACTATAAACTATTGCCTACAACCTGAAAATAGCCACAACTGGCTCAATAAAATGATGGGAGCAAAAGTTCCAGACAATGAGTTTTTCAGGAATGGAAAAAGGCTTCACGAAATAATTCAGGGACATCTTTCCGGCAAAAAAACAGATCCAAGGCTTGCAGGTATAAATTATAAATTTCCAATTGTTGAAGAGGTAGATTTTGACAAGAGATGCGAATTCACTCTGAAAATAAATGACAAATACGCGATCAGAGGCTTTGTGGATGCAAAAGATCCTGAGAACAAAAGGCTTGGGGAAATAAAATCTGCAGGAAAAATGTGGACTGTTGGAGACTTCCACAGATCCATGCAAAGAAAAGTGTATGCCCTTGCCTTTCCAGACTATAAGGAGTTGGTTGGGATAACTGCCCTCTCAGACGACACACAATGGCCAACAATCCCTCCAAAAGTCTATCCCATACCACTTACCCAAAAAGACAGAGATGATGCCTTGAAATGGATTCTTGAAGCGATAGAGCGCATTGAGAAAAAGGAGTTCGATGGAGGACTTGATGAGAACAAAAAATGCATAATGAGGTTTTGTAATTTTGGAATAAATTGTCAATTCAAATAATATGGAAACTTTATTTTTAGTTGGTCTTGCAAGTTACTATTCAATAGCCGGATGTCTTGGGTGCAGTCCAGATCTTACAATGGCAAATGGAGAAAGACTTGACGATTCAAAGATAACTGTTGCCTATAATCATGCTCCTTTGAACTCTTATATTGGGATCATAAATCTTGATAATCACAAATGGACTATTGCAAAAGTTACTGATCGCGGAGGGTTTGAGAGACATGGGAAAATTATTGATCTGAGTGTTGCAACAAAAGATGCTTTGGGATGCAAAAGCACATGCAGAGTGGAGCTAGTAAAATGAAAAAAACAACACGCTTGATGCGAATACAATTCAGAAAGGCCATAAAAATGAATCCTGAAATGATTCAGGGAAGGAAGAAAAAATGAAGGCAACAGCTTTTTATATAATTTTGGTTGTTTTTAACGATAACATTGAATTCAGCCTATTTTGGCTCATTGTAGCCTTAATGATTGACTTGATATTTTCATGAAAAACACGATAATCATTCAGATCGAGGAAAAAGCAGATGGAAAATATGATTCTGATGTTGCAGTGCGTGGAGATATTACGCTTTTGGCCAAGGCTGTTGCTGCAGGAATGCAGAGAGAAGATAGCTTCCGGCTTATTGTCATTGAGGCAATTGAAAATGTGATGGCAGGCTACAGATTTGATATAACAGAAAGAGATGAGCTTTCTAAAAAAGGAGAGCCAGTTGATTAGATATGAGAAAGATGCCTGATTGTCCAAAGTGCGGAAAAGAATTGAAGGTTGACCATTATGAGATCCCTGATAGAACAAAACAGCGCCTCTTTGCTTCCCGGCTCATCTGCACTACTCCCTGCGACTACAAGAAAGAGTTTCCTAGAAGAAATCTTGGTGCATAAATGAAAGCTAAAATCACAAAAATTGATCCATTAAAATCTAGCAGGACTGAAAAGTCCTTCATGCGCGTATATTTTACGCTTGAGGATGGCTCATGGGCAAAAACTGACATAGTGCCTTCTTATCGGAACTATTCTTATTGGAAATATCCGCTTGAGCTATTTCAAAAAGGAGAAGAAGTTTTCATTGATGGAATTCAGTTGAGAAAAAAGCAGGAAGTTGATGCAGACAGCCAGATCCAACTCAGCACTGGATTTGATATTCAGAAATCGCCTTCAGGAAATACAACACAAGAAAGATTGCTTTAATGGCTGTTAAATTTGTCAAAATAAAAAGCTCTTCAGAGGAAGGGAAAACCTATACAATCCGAGTTTTTGAGACTGGAGAAATAAGATGTGATTGTCCCGGATTTGTGTTCAATGGCAAGTGTAAGCATGCAGTTTCTGTGGCAGAAAAAATCCTCAAAAATACCTCTTGACAAGACTTACCTATGAGTGTAGTGTAGAAGTATGCCAAAGAAAATAAAGATCTTCACACTCCACTGTAAGCGATGTTCTCACTCTTGGACTCCTAGACAGACAGTCATCACAATATGTCCCAAATGCAAGTCTCCCTACTGGAATAGGGAAAAAGTTTCAAAAGAGGAGGAAAAAAATGAAATGGTTTAAGCATGACTCAAACAACAGGAACACTCTCGAAATGAAGTTGATACGAAGTGAGTTCGGAGCAAGTGGGTATGGAATATATATTGCCTTGAAGGAAGTTGTTGCTGAGTATGTAGAAGCTTCGAACATTGCGGAATGGGGAACTGTGCATCCATTACACACTATTGAAACGCTTGCAAAAGAGTGCGAAATATCAACAGAAGAAATGAAAAAATTTTTGCAATTTTGCGATGAAAAAGGCATCTTCAAAAAGCAGGATGGAAGACTGTTTGATCCCTTAATGGCAGGCCAATTGGACAATTTCTTTGAGAGAGTAAAAAGAGATACGAAGCCAGTGCGAAGTAAGTCCGCAGTTAATACTGCCATAGAAGAGAAGAGAAGAGATAAGAATAGAATAGAAAAGAAGAGAGAAGAAAAACTCTCCGCATCAATCAATTATTTGAAACAAATACCAGAAGAAGACCTGAAGGATTTCTCCAACTCATACATGGTAAGTTTCAAAGAGATTATCAAAAAAGCCCAAGATCTAGTGAATTATTGTGAAATGCATGGGAAGCGCTATAAGGATTACAAGGCCTTGCTCAGAAACGCCATTTCAAAGGATTTTGAACCAAGAACTCAAAAGAAGGGCATGTCTCCCTCAGAAATGATTGAACAATCTCAGAAAGGAGGCCAAGCGTGAAAGCTGTATCAGAACAAATCGAAGAGGCAAGAATAAAACACAAAATTCCTGATGATCGCGGAACTCCTGCTCCTGCAGTAACAGAGCCAGAGAAAAATTGGGAAAAATGCAAGGAGTTCATCAATGGGCTTCCCGGAAACTACATGATGCTTTTACAAGAGGCTCTCCAAAAGAAGTTGCAAATGAAGTCAATCAAAATGGGAAAATATATCACAAACACGATTATCAACTGGAAGTTTGGGTATGAGACGCAACTTGAAATTATTGAGAATGAAAATCGGGCAGTGCAAAAGGTTACATATTACGCTTTCAATGGCTTCACGAATACAGTCTATATCAGAAAAGTTTTGGGAGGAAAAGACTGAAAGGAGGTGGTTATATGAAGAATACAGCATTGAAAAAAACAAAAGAAAATCTTGAATATGAGCGCAGGCTCAAAGAAGGATTTCATGAAGAGCTTATTGCTGCAAAAGCAAAGCTTGAGAGATACGAGCAGGTAGAAGAAAAAGCTGATGCAATGATGCTTGCAGAAAAAGAAGATCTCCAAGGCCAAGTCATTTGGCTCAGAAATCTTGTTGAAAAACTTGCCATAAAACCAGAAGTTTTTGGAATGATTGGCAAACAAGAGCGCAGGAGAGATGAAATGCACTGGAGATTTGAAGAACAGCGCAGAAAAAGAGATGAGCGCGTGTATGCCAGCGCAGCAAAAGAACCTAGGCCAACTTTTAGAAAAGGGATGTTTTAGGATTGGCAGTGGGGTGCGCATACATCACGCACACAAAAAAATGAGCAAAACAGTATATAAGCAGTTCAAAGAGATAGATGGTCAGCAAGAAAAGATCATGAAATTTATTGTTGATTGGGTAAAAACAGAAAAAACAACAGTTCCTCAAAAAAGAATTGTTGAGGCTATGAAAAATGAAGGAATAGGCATTGATTCAGTGAAGTTTGCCTTGCATGTGCTACTCGTCAAGGGTTATATTAGAAAATCAGCCTATCCAAAGAAACAAAACACGACTGAATATGTGCAGCTCAGAGGATTATGACAAAAAAAGATACAATACAAAAATTAAATGAAATTGATCAGTTCTTTCTTGAGCAACTCGGAAAGGGCAGAGTATATTTTGACATCCAGCAGTCCATTTTCGATTTGAAGGGCGCTGTCCGGGATGTAGAAAATTTGAAGGAAGGAGGAGACAATGGGAAAAGATAAAAAAGAACCAAAGCGAGATTATAAGATTTTTTCAACAACTGATGACGAGAAGAGAAAAATCAAGAGGATTCTGTCCACTGTTGGATTTTTCAACTCTGCCATAGAGGGTTTACAATACTCTTTGGAAATTGAGCAAAGAAAAATTGAAGAGAGAGTCAAGGTTGGAAAAGCAAAAGAAGGATTTGCTCTTCACACAATGCTCGATCCTGAGACTTTGAACCTGTTTGTCCGGGAAGTAAAAAAGCCAGAGACAAAGGAGGAGAAAAAATGAACCTAGATTTCAAAAATCTGGAGAAGATGATTGCCGAGAAATATATCTCAGTGCAAAAGCATCCTGATTTGGATTTGTATATTTATAACTACACACAAAAGGCTCAATTTGATCAAGTGTGGAATAATGAAACCCTACAATGTCGGGGACTCATTCTTGATGGTCAAAGAAATGTTGTGGCAAAGCCTTTTCCAAAGTTTTTCAACTATCAGGAAATAATTGACAAGGGAGGCCAGATTCCTGCAGAGGACTTCATTGTTACTGAAAAAATGGATGGATCTCTTGGGATCTTATACAAAGACACAAATGGATTTGCATTGGCCACTAGGGGTTCATTTGTCTCAGACCAAGCAATTAGAGGAACAAGGATTCTGAGGCTGAAATATCAAGATGTTGAGTGGAATCCTGAATATACTCATCTTTTTGAGATTATCTATCCTGAAAATAGAATTGTTGTTGATTATGGAAAGCTTCAAGATATTGTTTTGCTTGCTGTTGTGAACAACAAAACAGGAGAAGAGTTGCCTTATGAGAAATTGACAGAATGGGCATCTGTTAGCTTCAATCGTTCATTAGTCAAAAAGCATGATGGCATGAATGATTTCTCAAATATCACTCAAAGGCCAAATTCTGAGGGTTATGTGGTATTTTTCCCAAGCTCAAAACAAAGGTTCAAAATAAAGTTTGAGGAATATGTCAGATTGCATCGTCTTATCACAGGAGTCAACAAGAGAAGAATTTGGGACTTACTGAGGAACAACCAGCCACTTGATGAGCTTCTTGAGCGTGTTCCTGATGAGATCTTTGCATGGGTCAAGAAGACTGTTGATGATTTGAATTACGAATATAACTTGATAGAATCAATAGCTTTGAAACATTGGGAAATTGTCAAAACTCTTCCAACAAGGAAAGACCAAGCAATTGCTCTTCAAAAAATAGAACCAAAGCAAAAATTGGCAATTCCAATAGTCTTCAAATTATTGGACAAAAAACCATATTCAGAGTTAATCTGGAAATTACTGAAACCAAAGCACGAAACGCCTTTCAAAATGGAAATATGAAAAAACTTATAATGACAAAAGGGCTTCCCGGAAGTGGGAAAAGCACTTGGGTAATTGAGCAACTGTCCTCAAATCCGGGACAATTCAAGAGAATCAACAAGGATTCTTTGAGGTTGATGCTTGATAACTCCAAATGGAGCAAACAGAATGAGGAATTTGTTGTTCTTATGCGCGACACAATGGCCTTGTCTGCCTTGGAGAAGGGCTGGAGTGTAATTATTGATGACACAAACCTTCATCCAAAGCATGAGCTTCATCTGAGAGAGCTTGCCAAACACGCAAAAGCAGAGTTTGAAATAAAAGATTTCACTGACATTTCCCTTCAGGATTGCATCAAGAATGACCTGAAAAGATATGATTCAGTGGGAGAAAAAGTGATTCGTGATATGTATAAAAGCTTTCTGAAGTCAAAGCCTCCAGTTGTCAGCTTCAGCGAAGTTCTTCCCACAGCCATTCTTTGCGATATTGATGGAACTCTTGCTCTCTTTCCGGGGAAAAATCCTTATGACCGCGATTTTTCACAAGATGAAGTCAATGATCCTGTTGTTGATATTTTAGAGGCTTACAGAGGCAAGCAGGTCAGCATTGTTTTAGTATCAGGAAGGAACAGCAAATATCTTCCAGAAACTCTTGAGTGGTTGGATAAAAAAGGAATTCCACATGATGCAGTCTTTATGACTCGCAAGCCAGAGGACAACAGAAAAGATGTAATTATCAAGCAAGAAATATATGACAAACACATCAAAGGCAAATTCAATGTGCTTTTTGTTCTCGATGACAGAAACCAAGTTGTTGAATTGTGGAGAAGTCTTGGGCTTACTTGTTTACAGGTCGCAGAAGGCGATTTCTGAGCTTGCAAAACCAACTTGTTAGTGCTATATTTTATATATGGAAGAACTACTTCAAAAAACCATTGTAAAGATAGAGTTGAATGAGAATAATGATCAAATTGTTTTTCTTACAGATTCAGGAGATGGTATCAAGAGAATCGCTTATCATGTAGAGGGAGATTGCTGCAGTGTCTCTTGGATTTATAGTCTGTCTGGTGTAAAAAATTTGCTTGGTCAAAAGGTCATTGAAGTTATAAGAAAAGAGCTTCCTGAACCTTCAGAAAGCGAACAGAAAGGGCATGATGTTCTTCAGGATTATGGCATCACTCTGAAAACAGAAAAAGGATATTTTGACTTGGTTTATAGGAACGAAAGCAATGGTTATTATGGTGGATATTTGAGCTGTAATACTTGGAGTGAGAATTTTGAAGGAATGAGAGAAATTACTGAAGACCAAGACCACTTGGTATAGTTATGGAAATAATTGTTGGGTTTCCGCCAAACATAGAAAAAATCAGAGAAAAGCTCTCTCCAAATGAGAAGACAGTCTTTACTTATGGAGACACTCTCTATAATCCCGGCAATCATTTCCCCATTCCTGCAGAGTTGATGGCTCATGAAGAGACTCACATGAGACAGCAGGGAGAAGATCCAGAAAAATGGTGGGAAGAGTATCTTGAGAATCCCAGATTCAGATTCGCTCAGGAGCTTGAAGCTTATCAGGCACAATATAAAAAATATAGAAAGCTAACAACAAACAAGAAGCTGAGAAACACTCTTGCTGACAGATTGGCAACTGATCTTTCGAGTCCTTTATATGGAAACATTGTTGATTATTACACTGCAAGGCAGAAGATAAAATTTGGTTGACCTTTGTGTGTAAAAGAGATATATTCTAATCAAGCCAAACTCCCAATTGAGGGAACGGAAGATCATCATGACAAAGAACAAAGGCGGAAGACCTCTAAAATTCAAAAGCGTAGAAGAGCTTCAAGAAAAAATAGAACAGTATTTCAAAAGTTGTTGGGAACAGAAAGTTGATATGTGGGGAAATCCATTGTTTTGGAAAGACGAGAAGGGAAAGAAAATAATGGATAAGCCAGTGTTAAAACAAATAAAACCCTACACAATGGGAGGATTAGCAGTGTTTTTGGATTGTTCCAGAGATACTCTTGTTGAATATAAGGGGAAGAAGCAGTTTTCCGACACTATAAAAAAAGCAAGAGACATGATCTATGCTTATAAAGAAGAATCTCTTTATACTAAACAGAACCCGACTGGAGTCATTTTTGATCTCAAAAACAACGATGGATGGAAGGACAAAGTTGAAGAAGATCACAGATTCCCTGATGGCCTGCCAATTGAAGTTGTGAGTTATAGAGATGCAGTAAAATCGACAGATGGAAAATAATGAATGGCCAAGAAGAATTCCATATCACTTCAATGCGAGAGAATATCAGCTCCCATTTCTAAATGCTGTTGAGAGAGCTATAAATGGCGAGAGCGATGTCCGTTATTTCCTGCAGATCTGGCACAGAAGAAGTGGCAAAGACAAAACCAACATTGCTGATGTTGTTCCTAGAAGATTGATCCATTCTCCCGGACTTGTGAAATATGTCTATCCGACTCTGATCATGGGAAGAGACAATCTTTGGGATGGTATTGGAAAGGATGGCTTTCGCTATCGAGAGCATGTTGCTCCTTTCATCAGATCAAACCCTCCAAATGAGACGCGCATGACAATTCCAGTCAAGAATGGCACTAACACTCCCTCAGTTTTTCAAATAGCAGGATCTGACAGGCCTGATTCACTTCGAGGAGGAAATCCTATGCTTTTTGTATTTTCAGAGTGGTCAGAGCAAGATCCTTATGCTTGGGATGTTGTAGAGCCAATTCTCAATGAAAATGGAGGCATTGCAGTCTTCAACTTCACTCCAAAGGGAGATAACCATGCCAGAGGCATGTTTGAGTATGCCAAAAACAATCCAAAATGGCATGTAGAGCTTCTCACAGCAGAAGACACTGGCATTTGGACAATGGAGCAATTAGATGGCATCCTGAATGAAATTACGAAGCGATTTTCTGCAGATGGAAGATCAGAGTCAGAAGCAAAAGCTTATTTTGAGCAGGAATACATGTGTTCTTTCAAAGCGCCTGTTATTGGTGCGTATTATGGAGAGGCCATGCAAAGAGCCGAGAGGGAGCATCGTATCACAAAAGTCCCTGTCAATGAGGCTTTCTCAGTTCATACTGCTTGGGATTTGGGAATGGATGACTCCATGAGCATTTGGTTCTTTCAACATATTGGGCAGGAGATCCGCTTTGTTGATTATTACGAGAATTCAGGAGAAGGACTCGCTCACTATGCCAAGGTGTTGCATGACAAATACTACACTTATGGGAAACATTATGCTCCACATGATATTGCAGTCCGAGAGCTTGGGACAGGCAAATCAAGGCTTGAAACTGCGAAGACGCTTGGTATTAAGTTCGAAGTGGGTGCGAACTTGGGAGTTGATGATGGAATCAATGCAGTGCGTTCAATGCTCTCACAATGCTGGTTTGATGCAGAGAAATGCCATAGAGGAATCAATTGTCTCAAGAACTACAGGAAAGAGTGGGATGAGAAGAACAAAGTCTTCAAAACCACTCCAAAACATGATTGGGCATCTCATGGTGCTGATGCAATGAGATCTTTTGGTATAAATTACAAGAGGACTGTTCCTATGCAACAGCAGACATCTTTTGGTGGCGTTAAAAGACATTATGATGATGTTCCCGGTTAAGAATAGAAGACTCAGAAATTTATTAAAACAAGGAGACAGATGCTTATGGTGCAACTGCAAGGTTGTGTATTTTGTGCCAAAGAGACATGAAAAGCTCCCTGATAACTTTGCAACAATTGATCATCTCAATGATAAGATCGGAGGAAAGAGCAGGAATGTTGGCTTGCCATCAAAAAAGATTGGAAAGAGGCATATTTGGTGCGTTACAACTGTTCTGGCATGTAAGAAATGCAATGAGGATCGCGCAAATAAAGTTGTGAGAAGCTTGCCAAAGGAAGTTCTCAGAAAACTATCAGGAGATGTGGAGAAAAATTGGGCAGAATATGAGAAAAAACAAAACTTGCGTTTGAGTAGTCAAGGCGTATAACATAAAAATATGGCAAACAGTGGTGTTGGAATAGAAATTGCAAGTCCTGAGCTTCAAATGCTGAGGTTGAATAAGGAATCCGGCTATAATTACAGAGAACGAAGAGAAGATGATTGGACTGAGACTTATGCCCTGTATAGGGACAAGGTTCGTGTCAATCGCCTCACTCAAAGACAATCTGTAAACATTCCCTTGATGAAGCAGACTGTCAGGACTCTGCTCAAGGATGTTGATGACATGCCTATCATCTACTTTGAGAACCGCGACAACAACAAAGATGCTGAAATCTTCCAAAATTCTTATTGGGAATGGACAATTGGCGAAGAATGCAACAACATGGAAGTCAAGGACATTGTTGATAAAAAACAACAAATGCTCTTTGGAAGAACATTCGATCAGATGCAGATTGTTGATGGGAGAATCTCGATCACAATTGAAGATCCTCAAGACATTCTAGTTGACCGCTTCACAGATCCTGCAGATCTCGATTCAACGAGATATTTGATTCACACACACATTTTCAGGCCTCTTTCCGCACTTGCGAACAATCCTGACTATGATCAGGATGAGGTCAAAAAGCTTCAAGAATACTATGCAACACAAGCCGGAATCATCAAGGCTACAGATAACCTTGGAATGATGGAGAAAAAGAATGAAAAGCTTGCAGAGCTTGGAGTTCCAGACATTGATCATCCTGTTGTTGGCGAAACTTATGTCGAGCTTTCTCTGCATTTTGTATTCAGAGAGGAAGAGGATTGGGTTGATGACGAGGGAAAGACTCAAACAGCCAGAGATGAATTCATGGTCTATGTGGAATGTGAAGACATGGCGATCCTCATGAAAAAGCCTCTCGAAGAGATAATTGGAAAAACAGCAGATAACTTCTGGAGAACTCATCTCCCTTATAATTCTTGGGCTGATGATGTCGAGAGACAGGATTTCTGGTCAGATGGTGTTGGAGATATTGTCCGCACTCCAAACAAGATCCTCAATGTGTGGTATTCACAGCTAGTTGAGAACAGAACACTCAGAAGCTTTGGAATGAATTATTATGACTCCACTGTTGAGGGATTCACTCCTCCATCAATTGAACCTGAGCCTTGGGGTTGGGTAGGAGTTCCCGGCAATCCAAATGAAGTCTTCCAAAAAGTTGATATTCCAGACCTCTCAGAGTCTTTGGATGAAATGGAATTCCTGATTGGAATGAATGATCGCGCAACTGGCGCAACAGCAACTCAACAGGGTGTTCCAACACAGCGTCAAATCACTCTCGGAGAGGTTCGCCTAGCTCTCAGTGAAGCAAAAGAAAGAAGCCAAGGAATGTCTAAATTCTACACTGTGGCATGGAAAAAGAGAGCTGAAAAGTTCCTCAAGCTCATTGAAGCAGCTCCAGAGAAGCTTGATGCAGTGAAGATCTACAAGAAAGGTCGAAACACAGATGATGTGTATGAGAGGGAGATCGCTCCAAAGGACTGGATGACAAAAGCAGGCTATGGTGTTAAAATCTGGTCAAAGAACGAGAAAGATGAGCAGGACACTCAAAGACTTGAAAAATTGACTGCCATTCGAGCAATGTTCCCAATGAACAGAAAGCTTGAAGCAATTGTCCAAAGAGAATCTCTTGAATTTGCTGACCTCAAGCCTGATGAAATAAATGATGTCATGAAGGAAGAGGAAGAGAGAAAGAGGCAAATGGAGCTTGCGATGCAACAAAATGGAGGCATCAATCCCCTCGATCAGATGGGAGGAGCGCCTCAGCCAAGTCCAAGACCTGCGCCACAGCCAGCGCCTGCTCCGCAACCGGGTGTGCCAGTTAGATAATTATGGATGTTGAACAAATACTAAGCAAAAGAGGCTTGAAGCTAGAAGATCTGACTCAGGATGAGCAGGAAACACTCTTCTCATGGATGAATGCGCTTGAGAGCAATCAGCTCAATGTGAATAACATTCGAGAGTATATTCGCAAGATGGAAGAGGGAGTCTCTCAGGAGTTGGCAAAATTTGAAGATGTGCCAACAACATGGCTTTCTATTTTGTGTTTGCTCATTCCTCTAGTTGGAATCATTCGAAAGTGGTATATAGACCAGAAGAAAAACTATCTTCTTGCAAGGCTCAGAAACTACTACTTGCTTGGATCACTGCTCTCATCTCCTGACAGGGCGCGAAAGGCCATTGAAACTCAAATTGCAAATATCAAAGCAACAAAGAAATAATGTCATACAAAATTGTCAAAAGAAAAACAAAAATCAATCCTTTCAAGATCATCAATGTTCAGACTCGAAAGATCGTGGGATCTTCAGCTACTCTTGCCAAGGCCAAAAGAAGCGTAGGACACAGAAGCAATGCAGAGCTTATGAAAGAAGAGCAGAAGTGGCGAGGCAAAAGAAGGGTTGTCAACAAGTAGGTCTTGACAACGAGTAGATTATTTGATTATTATTAGAACATGACTCCAGAAGACAGAGAAAAAGAACTCCTTGAAAGACGCATCGAAGAGGGCGAAAAAGAAATTGATGATGCTATCAGAAAAATCTATCGCAAACCAATCCCAAATCTTTCACTAGATGACAAAAGATTCCTTCAGGCTCGCAGAAGTTACCTCAATAAAGAGATGACTGAAAAATATGAAGATGTTTTGAAAGAAAAACTCCCAAGGCCAGATGGTCAGGATGTTGAAGAAGAGAAGCAAATTGAAGAGCTGACTCACAAAGAGCTTGAAAAAATGGCAAAAGAAATTGGAATTGAGGAATCTGAGATAAAGAAAGCAACCAGCAATCCAAAATTGCAGGAGCTTATCAAACAAAAGCAAGAAGAGTTAGAAAAAGGAGAATAATTTTCCAAAACCAAACCTTCAATTGAGAAGACGGCAATATGGCAAATCACATCAAGCCTACAAAGGCAGAATTAAAAGCAAAGGCAGACAAAGCGCTCAAAGACGCTGAGGAATTAGAAAACAATCCAACTCCTTCTCCATCACAACCAGTCCCAACAGCAAGTCCTAGTCCAAGCACTGCTCCAAGTGCAAGTCCTAGTCCATCAGAAGCTCCTTCAGCAAGTCCAAGCCCTTCATCTTCAGCTCCGAGTTCATCTCCATCTCCATCTGCTCCAGATGATGAGGAATTAGAAAAGCAGAAGAAAAAAGCTGCAGCTTCAGCAAGGGAAGCTCTACTTATACGCTCAAGGAATAAGAAATATGATGCAGCAGTTGAAGAGGCTGAAGGAATTCAAGCTCCAACTGATGAAGAAATGCATATCAAATATGGAAAAGATGAGTGGGATGATCTTCCTGAAGTCCAAAAACAAATAGCGCGAGATGCATGGGTTTCCAATAAGAGATTCGAAGTCATGTCTTCTGTTTCAAAGGAAGGCAAAGAGATCCAAGCATGGCTCACTAAGGTTGACAAATTCATTACAGATCCAAAGACGCTCAATAGTCATCCAGAACTTGAAGGAAAACAAGAGGAATTCAAGCAGTTTGTGGCAATTGAATCACGAAGAGGACTTGATTTTGAAGATCTATTATTGGCATTTGCTGGATATGAGTCAAAGAATCCAAAAAATAAGAACAAAGGCCAGATGTTTGAGAAAGGATCTCCCGGAAGAAAAGACAAACCAAAACCAAATGACGGAAAGATCTCTGCTGCTGCTGGAAGAGCATTGAGAAAGACTGATTATAAGAAGTGGAAAGAGATGCTAAAAGGAAAGAAAATCCGCGAGGAATAGCGCCTCAGCCTCAATTTTGCTCCCAAGTTCCCTATTGACAAAGGCTTTTTGTTTGTGATATTCTTTTTTCAGTTAATCTTCCTAACCTCCTTAAACAGAGCCGGTAAAAGAAAAACGACAAATATCTTTTACTAACATGGCTGACGCATATTCAACAACAATCGCAGAAGGATTTTCCAACAAACTAATGTTGGAAGTTTACGACAGAAGTCTTCTTGACGAAATAGTCAACAGGGACTATGAAGGAGAAATCAATGATGTCGGCTCAGTCCTTAACATCTTAAACATCGCAAGAATTTCAGAGAAAAACTACACAGGAGCAAACCTCACAGTTGACGATCTATATGAGAACAACTCAAGACTTGTCATTGATCAGCAAAAATCATTCTACTGGAGAGAGAAAACAATCGACAAATGGAAGTCCTACATTAAAGATCCACACTCAACAGTGGTTGCTCAAAAAGCAGATGAACGAAACAAGAACATGGATTCCTATGCCTTCGGATTCTACGGAGATGTTGCTGCAGGCAACAGAATTGGAACTTCATACACGACTGGAACTGTTACTGTTACAAACAGCACAGGTGCAGTTGTAGGATCTGGAACAACTTTCACAGCAGCAATGGTCGGAAGAGGCTTCAAAGCTGATGGCCACACAAAATGGTATAGAATCGCATCAGTAGCAGATACTGAAAACCTTGTAATAGTAGATGACCTTGATGATGTCTCTGCTGCTTACACTGGAGGCGCGATCTCTGGAGGCTCATCTTTCGAGATTGAAGCTGCAACTCCAATTCAAATCACGCTTTCAAACTTACTTCAAAAAGTAGGCGCTCTTAAATTAAAACTTGACAAAGCTGAAGCAAATGGCAAGTCAGCAGTTCCAGCAGAGGGAAGATGGTTGCTTATGCCTCCAGAATTCGAAACTCTTGCAACGACTGGTGCAACTGGAATCACTCTTCATGTGCCGGAAGTTTATGAGGAACTGATCAAAAAGGGCATGGTTACAATGCTTCAAGGGTTCAAAGTGTTCATCACAAACAGACTTACTGGAGACAACACAGACGGATTCCACTGTCTAGCAGGACATCCAAACTGGATGACATTCGCTGAGAAGCTTCTTGAATCAGGAATCGAAGACCTTATTGGAAACTTCGGAACAGCTTACAAAGATCTGTTCGTATATGGAGCAAAAGTAACTGATTCACGAAGGCACTATGCTGCGGAACTATTCGCAACATTCAATGTCTAATAAGTGATTCTACTTAACGCCTAGGCGAGCTTAAAGCTTCCTCAATAGTAGGCTACTAGCAAGCCTACAGCCTGAGCAGAATTTCAAACTAAAATAACATGGCTAATTTTGAATTAAAAAATCAGCTTCCAAAAGCTGACCAAGACAAGATTGAGGATCTACTCGCAAAATCTGAAGCAGGCGAGTTTCTTTCTACTGCAGATCAAGCATATTTAGATGCAAGAGAGCCATATCAATATAATAAGGTTACAAAATATGACACTGATCATCTTGATGTCCCTCAAGAGCCTAATTCTCCAACACGCGACACAGATCTGATTCTCGAAGCACAAGGAAACACTCTTCCTGTTGGGTATGCCGGATTCAAGAAAGGTGCTTTCTTCAGGAAATTAAATGACACAGCAAGAAATGTCTATGTGAATGTTGGAACTTCAGCATCTGCGTCATGGCAACTTATTGGAGAGACAGCAGTTTCTTCTCCATCGCCAAGCGCCAGTGCATCTCGATCTGTCTCGCCATCAAGCTCTGTCAGCCCATCTGTCTCGCCATCGGCCAGTGCTTCAAGATCCGTTTCGCCATCTGTCAGCCCTAGTGCATCAGTAAGCCCTTCAGCATCTGTTTCGCCATCGGCCAGTGTCAGTCCATCTGTATCGCCAAGCTCTTCAGCATCTCCTTCATCGAGTGAAAGTAGATCTGTGAGTCCGTCAATCAGCCCTAGTGCCTCAAAAAGCCCTAGTGCATCTCAATCGCCATCTGCATCAGCATCTGCTTCGGAGAGTCCTTCTCCATCATTCCCTGACGCACTCTAATGAAAGAAGTTCTTGGCAAATATCAAGTCAATGAACGAGGCCAACTCTATCACGACATGCAGGAAGGCAGATTCTATCCAATTGACATTGACAACAGCCAGCCAAGAATTGTTGACACAAGGCTTCTTGAAAAGACTGCTGAGGCTAGAAGCAGGCAGTTTGCTCCTCGTAATGGTCATGTGTTATAATGCACTCCTATGAGTAATTTGAGAGTTTCAATCAAATTAAGTTCGCAAATCGGCCATTCGCTAAACGGTGGCTTTTTTGTTGGCAAAACTACTGCCCACAGCCAATTTTGCTATAACAGCTAACTTGCTGTTGTGGCAGAGTGGTCAATTGCGCCTGCCTGTAGAGCAGG